TATTGTATCCATCCACCCTTGACTCAACCCATCTTTTCTAACTATAATTATTTTTTTATTATTTCTTACATATATATCTCTAAATGATTCACTTATAGTTACACCTGAACATGTTTTACCTACACCAACTCCATGAAATAATAATAAACTTTTATAAGGTGTATTATTATTTACAAAATTTTTTAATAATCTTTGGTGATTTGCTAATTCAAACTCTTTATTATCACATTCATTATCTTTATTTAATGTTATTTTATTTAAATTAAATTCTGCTTTCTTAGAAATATCATTCACAAAATTTGGATTATTATAATCTGGATGTGATAAATATTCTCTTTTATATAATTCTTCTAATTGTTTATCATTTAAATCTCTATTATCTATTATAATTTTTATTTGTTTTTGTATATTTTTATAGATTTTTTTATCAATATTACTATTAATATTTATTTGACATTCTTCATATTTTCCATATAACTCTTCTAATGATAATTTAATTAATTCTTTATTAGAAGATGATACTATTTCTTCTTCTTCTGCGACTTCTTCTTCTTCAGTAGAAACTTTTTCAGAAATAGATTTAGATAATTTATCAGAAATAGATTTTGATAATTTATCAGAAATAGATTTAGATAATTTATCTGTTTCAAATGCTTTTAAATATACTTTATAATGAGATACATTTTTAGAACCACCATATTGTTCTTCTGAATAAATTTTATATAATCCATCTAATGAATTTAATCCATTATTACTCCAATCAATTTTATCTTGATCTAATTTTTCTTTTTTTAAATATTCTTTTGATTCATTTGCTTTTAAATCTAATAATTTTTCAGTTAAACTTAATTCTTCTAAATCAATTACAGAACCTTCTGGTCTTTTTATTTTAATACCATTCCTATCTAATCTTCTTTTTAAAGCATCATCTTCACCACCCCATCCCCAAAAATTATTTGGATACCCATTTGATTTTAAGAAATCTTCTTTATTTACTGATAATACACCACCTAAAAAACTTTCAGCATTACCTATATATCTAGTACCTTTATTACCTAAATGTATTGGTGTATCTGGGAATTTTAAATAATCTTCTAATAATTCATTCGAAGGTAACAAATCTACATCTGATAATACATAATAAGATTTATCATCACTTTTTTCTGTTGCTTTAATAAAACCTATATTTTTTAAAATACCTAAATTAAATTTTGCCATTTTAGAATCTTTTTGTTTAAGTTCATCAGGTAATTCATCATAATTTTCTCTATCAGATTCTTGTTCAATTAAATAAATATGATAATCTATTAAATCTTTGAATATTAAATTTATTTGTTCTAAGAATATATCTAATTGTCTTTTTCTATAACCATCACCTGGATCTCTATAAGCAACTACTATATTTAATGTTCTATCAGTTATTTTATCTATATATGTTGGTTCCTTTCTAATTTTACTTAAATCATTTAATAAATTATAAAAATAATTATACATACCATCTTTTGATAAATGTTTATTGTAAAAATCTAATGAATTTTTAGCAATCTGTTCACACTTATCATCATTTTCAATACACCATTCAATTTGTTTTTCTAAATCATCTAAATTATCTTTAATAGGTACATAATGTTCATATTCTTTAAAACCTAATCTTTGAAACCATAAAATATAAGGTGAATCTACTAATAATACAACTGAACCCATTCTTAATTCATTACCGAATCTAAATGCTTTTACATGTCCATCTATATTTAATATATATTTATGTTTAGATTGTTCTTCTAAATCCATAAAATTATGTTTACCAGCATCAATAGATATACCTCTACCTCCTTTACCTTTATTTTTACCTTTACCTTTACCTTTGCCGTTTGGATAATATTTATTACTTATTAATTGTATATTACCAAAAGATCCAATAGTTGCATCTACTTTTGGTTTATTATTCCATCCAGTTAATTTAGCATCTAATATATCTTTACCATCTGCTTGATATGATTCTGATAAATATGCTACTTTTAATCGCATATTTGTATCAATAGTTATACCACAACCTGTAGCAGAACCTCTAAATACAGCTCTATTTATTTTTTTACTCCAATCCATTTCAAACTTATGTTCTTTTGAGTGATTATTTTTACAATCATCTGGATAAATATCACTTGTTATTCTCATCATATCATCTTGAGTTGGTATTGGTATATCATTAAAATTTTTATTAGTACATTGTGATAATATTGGTGTATAAGTTGTATATCTATATTCTTTTTCTATTTTTTTATCACCTAATAATTTATCATATGGTTCTTTATGTTTTTTTCTAAATACAGGAAAATCTCTTGGTGAAAAGAAAAAATCTAAATCGTTTAATTTTTTTTTATTTTTATTTAAATCTTCTAAAAAATATGTTAAAAAATATTTAAATGCTATTTCAGTTTTATCACCTTCTTCTATATAATCTTTTCTATCGGAAGAAAAATTATATTTTCTTGTATTTAAAATACAATTATTTGCATACCAAAACTCTGGATTTTTAACATTATTTCCTTTTTGAATAAAATTTATTAATTTTGGATTAATTCTTTTTAATACATCTGACCAATTATTCTTATAATTTATATTACTAAATGGTAAATATGTTTGTAATTCATTATCTTTAATAGATATATATACACCTTTTTTAAGTTTATTAAATAAATATAAAAATGTATCATAAGTATTTTTTAAATTATATCCATTATATAATTCTAAACCTCTAATTGATATTGGTTTAGATGGATAAGATAATAATCTAGATTTTAATAAACCATATTTTTGAAATTGTATAATATCACCAGCATGAAAATATATTTGAATAAATGATTCATATTTAGGATTTGTTTTTATTTTATTTAATACTTTAATATATTCTTGAGGATTATTTTTATATTTATCTAATTCTTTCCAAGATACAGTTTTAGAACAATTTATTTCTTCACCTGGTTTAAATTTATCTTTTCTTAAAGTAAAATTATCTAGATCTAATATTTTTATTAAATCTGGACTAGACATTATTAGTATATATTATAAAATAATATTATTTTTATTACTATATATAAAATTAAATATTTTATCTACTACATTTAGTTTATAATCACTATAATCTCTTATTCTTGTTAAACAATCAATTATTGAAAACCATTTAATAGATCTTATTTCAGATACTTGATCTCTATTTTGTTTATCAATATATAAATTATAATTATTAACTTTTATTTTACCTATATAATAAATATTTTTATAAACTATATTATTTGAACCTATATATTCTTCTTCAAATGGTTCTATATTTTTTAATAAATCATAATCATTTTGTGCAATATTAGTTTCTTCTTGAAATTCTCTTTTAGCACATTCTATATCCGTTTCATTTAAATTTCTTCTACCTTTAGGTATTTCCCATTCATTATTTAAATAATTTATAGTAGAATTATTTATATAATTTTTTAAATCTAATAATATGAATTTATTATAACTTCTCAGATAATCTTTTTTTGAACTTATATTACTATACCATAAATTATTCCATAAAATATTAAAATTATTATTTAATATAACATCTTTTTCTAATACACTCATTCTATTAAATAATAATTGAATATATTCAGAATCTTCTATTTTATATTTACCTCTTAAAAATTCTATATATGATATAGAATCTTTCCTTTCAATCATAACTATTTCATCTTTATCATTATATAATACTATACCATAACTTAATCTAGGATATAAACAGTCTTTATATTTGTGTCCTCTTTTTCCACAGTTTCTACAATAAATATTATTGTTCATTGATATTTAAAGTTATTATATTTTTAAATACTGGACTAATTTTAAATTTGATAAATATTAAAGATAAATAAATAATATAAAATAAATAATGGATTCAAAATCACTTACTAAAACAAGTTTCTGTGGTAAAGAAATTGATAATGTTACTAATAATGAATTAAAAAAACATATTTTAGATGATATGTGTCAAAAAACTAATATTACATATAAAACTAGATATGCTAGAATGTTTAATCAACAATATCTAACAAATTTCAATAATCCACATATTTTATGTTTAAAAACAATTGGTTCACCATATTTATTATATTGTACTCAAATTAATGATGTAAATTATTGTTTTCTTATTGATAAAAAGATTAAAGATGGATATGATTATCCTAAAATATTTCTAGTTCATTATAGATTTAATGAAGAAATCTTTAATGGTTCATTATTTGAAACTGAACTATTAAAAAATAATAATGAAGAATGGTTCTTATTAATTGGTGATATTTATTCTCATAATGGTTCATCTATATTTAACAAACAAATTATTGAAAGAATGAATGTAGTTAATGATATATTTACAAATAATTATATAGATGATTCATTTTGTAATATTTGTCCAATTATGATTAAAAAATATTTTGACTATTGTGATATAGATAATATTATTAATAATTTTATACCTAATTTAAATTATAGAATTAGAGGTTTTTATTTCATTCCATTAAAAAGTACATATGCTAAAATATTATATTTCTTCAATGATCATGATTATAAAAAAATTAATTATAGAAAATCTAATAATATTTCATTTAGAATTATTAAATCATTAAAACCGGATATTTATGAATTATATCTTAATAATGAAACTAAAAGTTCATTAATTAAACATAGTTATGCTTCTGTACCTAATATAAAAACATCAAAATGGTTAAAAGATTTAACTGATATAAAAAAAGAAGTTAATGTTGAATGTTATCTAAATAAAGAATTTAATAAATGGGTTCCCACCAAAGAAACTAATATTGTTGATTGTATTAATGAAATTAATTAATTTTAACAAATTTATATCTTTCAATACAATTTTCACATGCTAGTGTAGTAAAATCTTTATGGGACATTACTACTTTATATACATCATCTTTAGGTAAGTTTTTTTTACACCATGAACAATGTGTCATATTTAAAACTTTAGCTGGTTCATAAATTTCTGTTACAGCATCTTCTTCTAAGCCAATAAATACTAATTCATCTGTTTCTTTATAATTAGGTGCAAATACTAATTTTTCATCTGATGATAATTTATCATATGATGAATCTGATAATGAATCATCAGATAAATACATAATAGTCTCTAAAACATCTGGTTCTTTATCATCTATAATTTCTACTTTAATATTATTTTTTTTAATAGGTCTTTTAGGAATATTTTCTTCAGGATTAGATTTAGGTGTTCTTGGAGAAGGTGTATGAATTTCTAAATCTAATACTTTATGATTAATATGTTCTAATTCAATTTTCTTTTGAATAGAATAATAATAAATATCATCTAATGATTTAAAAATATCATTAATATTTTTATCAATATATTTATCATTACTATCTTTATTTAAATCTTTCCTTTCATATCTAATTGATGATAATTCTTGATACATAAAGTTAGTAAAATCAATAGTTTTATTATGAATACATTCTGATATTTTTATTTTATCCATATTTATTTATTTTTTATTAATTTATTTTTAAATATCAAATTTATAATCCAGTACTTCCAAATCCACTAGTCCCTCTTTGTGTATTAGATAAATCATTTACTAATTGAAATTCA